GTACGCTAGTACCAGAATATTCGATGGCTTTGGTATTTCCTCTATAACCTGATGATTAACAATAGGGGCAGCCATGCCCCTTATTTAAAAGGAAGAATGTTATGACAATACAACCTAACTACCCTATGGTTAACCTTGGTAACCTTTATGTCCAAGGTGGTGCGCTTTCATTTGTAAGCGGCACTAGTATTACAATTGCCTCCGGACAGTTTCGTGATTCAACCAATGTTAACGACATTGTGTTATCAAGCGCTGCAACTATTGTGGCATCTGCTAACGGAGCTAACGGATTAGACGTTGGCGCATTAGCCAATAGCACTTTATATGCGGTTTATGTAATCGGCGATTCTACTGGATTTAACGCTACGGCTGGCCTTTTATCAACTAGCTTTAGCGCTCCAACATTACCTGCTGGTTATGATATGTTCCGCCGTATTGGAGCTGTTCTAACAAGCGGCGCTGCTGCAATTCTAGACTTTAGCCAAGCTAGTCGCACTATATGGTATGCTGCTGCTATTGCAACTGCTGTAACAGCTGGTGCATCTACTACTTTTGCTTTAGTTAACGTTTCAGCAATGGTACCAAGCACTGCAAGTTCTGTAATACTAGAGGCAGTTTTAACAGCTGACGCTGGCGCAACTCGTACTGCTGCTTTTAAAGCTAGTGGCTCAAGTTCAGCGGCTGGTCAGGTTGTTATGTCGTCCCCTGCTAGTACGGTTACTAGTACATCTTTAGTATGTCCTTGTTCAACTATAACAGGTACAACAGGCGTTGATTACTTAGTTTCAAATGTTGCGGCTGCTTTGGCAGTTTCTGTATTTGGCTATGTAGATCAATTATAAGGAGCACTTGTCCATGGCTTATCCTGTCACACTGCTTATTTCAGAGGCATTTTATACGTCAGGAATCGTCTCAAGAAATTTTCAGCAAGTGGCAGGAGACCAGGAGCAAGTAGGCTTTTTAAAACTAAACGAAATCTTGTCTGATACTGCAATTGAAGAAGATATGATCCCTTATTTTACGACATCATATGACTTTAATGCAGTACCTGGCCAAGAAATGTATTTTATTCCAAACCTATCTGATCCTGAAACTTTAACATTCTTTATTAATACCATTCGGTATCAAATGAGAAAAGAATCTCAAGATTTGTATTTTGGTGCAGCACGCGCAGAAAATGTTGAATCATTGCCTTATAATTGGCATTGCGAGCGTTGTTTAGGTGGCTGTAATTTATTTATCTATTTCTTTCCGGACACTGCTTACCCAATGCAATTAACAGGGCGCTTTAGATTGCAAACAGTAACTATTAATCAAGACTTATCGTTAATACTTGATCAGTATTATATTAATTATTTACAATACCGTTTAGCCGACAGATTGTGTACAGCATACAATTTCGCACCTTCCCCATCATTAACTAAACAACTACTACAATATCAACAAATGATCTCCAAGCGTTCAAGCCCAATGGATTTAAGGATTAATAAAACTTCTACTTTTAATTCGGGCAACTCGATCAATTACGCGCAAGTAAATCTTGGAAAGGGCTGGACTACCAATTAATTAAGGGATACTCCATAAATGAGACAAACACCCAACGCCAAACAAGAGCCCGTAAATGTAGTGGGAGGTTCAACCTTCGGTAGATATAAGAAAATCTCAAGTGAAAAAACATACAACATGTTTGTTTCTGACGAATGGCTAGTTAACACCGCTGGGTATCAAAAAGTTTATGAATTACTTCCGGATGGATTAGGCCGTGCTATTTTTACTAGTATTCGTGGTAACATTTTGATCATAGTAGTAGACAGTTTTGTTTATTCATTAAACGAGCACCTTGTACCTACTTTTGTAGGAATGTTGGGAACTGAAAGAGGTGTTGTATATATAGATGAAAATTTAAACTCACAGATTTGTATTGTAGATGGGTTAAATGCTTACATCTATAATTATTCCCTGCCAGGCACCAGTTTAACGGTTCAAACTGGATTAGGTAACCTTATCCCAAATTATGTAGAGTATCATAATACCTATTTCCTTTTTGGAAATGCTGACAGAACTAGTAATGGCTCAGCTTGGTATGCTTATAAATACAGTACACCAACCACAATAATACAAGCAACTCCTGGACAATTTGCCTTACAAACTAAACCTGATTATGCATTAGCTATAGTAAGGCTGCCAGGGCAAGGCGCTAACGTTTTAGTTATGGGTACATCAGTTTGTGAGATATGGACACAAATTGGCGGCCTTCAAAATTATAGACGTAATAACACCATAAACGTTGATTATGGTTGTGCCTCGATTTCAACCATTGCAACCTCAGATAGATATGTAGCGTGGCTCGCTATTAATGAAAATAATGCACCAACTATTATGGTGTATACTGGACAAGGATTTAAGCCAATATCAACAGATGGTATTGATCACCAATTATCCCACATTAAATATGTAGCTGAATCAACGGCCATGTTTTATAGACAAGATGGTCATTTATTTTATCAATTAACATTTTATAATCCAGCTGATAATTTAACCATTCTTTATGATTTTAATACAGAAATGTTTTTTAATCTTAGTGATTACGCATTAGATTATCATCCAGCTAAAAATTATGCCTACTTTAATGGCAACACTTATTTTGTTTCATTAAATAATGCTGCTATTTATTTATCATCAACGGATTTAACTACATATAATGAAAATTTACCGACTATGATTTCAGATCCAACTCAAATATATGAGATCCAAAGGATTAGAATTTGTGATACTATTAGGGAAGATGATAGTAGTCAATTCAGGCCAAACAGTTTTGTGTTTACAATTGAACAAGGCAACGATAAAAATGTTACAGGATTATCAATAAATAGCCCTGGACAGGATTTACTAATAACTGAGGATTTATTTACTCCACCTGACGATACTATATACACTGAGGCTGGACAACAAATGGCAGATGAGGATTCTAGTGATATAGCATCACTTACGATCCCATATCAACCTAGGGTTGATTTAACGGTCTCAAGAGACAGCGGTGTATCCTGGAGCAATACCGTCTCTAGAAATTTAAACCCTATAGGAATACGTCAGAACATTCTTAACTGGGAAAATTTAGGAGCATGTAATAGTTTAACTTTAAAATTAAGATTTTGGGGATTAAGCCGTTTTGTAGCTAATAACGGAATGGTGGTGTTGTATTAATGGACTTACCAACATACATACAAAATGACAATCAAGAAAATTATAACCAAGAATTAAATCAAACTTTAAGGGATAATTTAAGTAATAATGGTTGGGTTGTACCAGAGATAACGACGGCAAACTTAGCTATAATATCATCACAGATGCCAGATGGTACGCTTTGGTATGTAACCGACAGTACGCCGCCTATATTTGTTGGAAAAGTTAACGGTAGTTTAGTAAAATTTACAACTACTTCATATCCATAAGGAGCATAGATAATGGGATTTTTTAAAAGCGTAGGAAAGATGTTTAAAGGCGTAACTAAGCCTCTTATGGGAGCTGGTATGGGTTACCTGACAGGTGGTCCGATTGGTGGCTTAATGGGCGCTATGAGCGGCTTTGGTGGTAGCGGAGGAGGCGGTGGTGGCAATTATGGGGCTGGCATGGAATATTTAAACCAAATTCCAGGTATGGCTAGAAGCTATTTAAACCCCTACACCGAAGAAGGAAGAAAAGCTTATAACAGTCTTTTAGATCAATATAGTAATACCTCTACTACTAACCCAACTCAATTTCCAGCAGAATATAGCCAAATGGGACGTGATCCTACAGCTTTTATGAATAACTTAATGAAAGATTACGAGCCATCTAGGGGTTACAATTACAAACAAAATCAAATGCTAGGAGCTGCTAGAAATAGTGCGGCATCTGGTGGTTTTTCTGGAACCCAGTATGATCAAGCAAACCAAGCTGAAACAATTAAAGATTTACTTGGCTCTGATATGGCAGAGTATTTATCCAATGTTTTGAATATTCAAAAGTCTGGCTTAGAAGGTGAAGAAAGAAGATTGGCTGGGCGCGAAAGAGTATTAGCAGGGGAGGCCGGAAGAGGCGGCGATGCTGCACATGATTTAGCAAGTATATTGGGAACTAATTTAGGACAACAAGCAGGACTTAGATTTGAGGGTGAACGTCAAAGAAGGTTAGATCAAGCTAATAAAAGAAACAGCAGGATGGGTTTATTTGGTGATTTACTAAGTTCGAAAAACCAAGGCGGCCTTGATGCTGCTAACGGTAGACTTACTGACATGTTTAGCTCTCTTGGCGCACTTTTTGGAGGATAATTATGCCTATTACACCTATTAATTTTGCTGCCATTGATCCTATCGATTTTAAAGATGATATGTTCTCTGGCTTATTAAAAATGCGTGAAGCTCAACATGCTGGCGAAAGACGTGGTTTAGAGAATGAGGGTACGCGTCACCAAAATTCTATCCAAGGCGCTAAGGCTCAATATGCTCCTGATATGGAAAAGTTTACTGCTATGTTACAACAAAACCAGGCTGAAAATTATAATAGGGAGATTGAATCTAAGATTGGGTTAAATCAGGCGCACGCAAATCATGCAAACAGTCAAGCTGCTGCTGAAAACAATAAACTTACGGATGCATCAAAATACGGAAAATATATTCCTGGATCTTTGGATAAGCTGCCTAAAGCTGAGCAGCATGATACGACAAAACGTATGAAAGATAATCTTGTTAAAGCCGAAAACCTCATGCAAATGGGCAAAGAATTAAAAGAGTTTAAAAAGTTAATGAAAGAGCATCCTAATATGAGTGAGGCATTCAATAATATACTTTTGCAAAAAGAGCCAGGGATTATCTCTCAAGTATGGCGGAAGTTTAACGGAGATAAAAAAGGTCTTGATGCCCTTAATAAGGCACAAAAATTAGGTAACAGCGCTCTACTTAGGTATATGAATTCATTAGGCGGTGGCGCTGTAGGAAAAAGAGGTGTAACTGACTTTTTAGCTAAAATTATGCAATCAGCAAAAGTTAATCCTTTAAATACTGACGCAACTAATCAAATGATTATTGACTCACTATTAGAAGAAAACGCCTATGCCGATGCATGGAAGAAAAAGACTAAGGAAGGATTAGATTATCGTTTTCCAGTATATGACGATTACGATGACTTTAGGCCAGAAAGCAATAGTAGTAATGAGAAAGAGCTATCTTCCATGTCCGATGCAGAAATAGACGCCATAGCAGATGGTCCTGATAAATAGGGAGTAATTAAATGGGCATAACTAAAGAACAGGCTATAGCAGAAAGGGAGAGAAGACGCAATTTATCGTCTGGTGCACGCAGCTATTCATCTGTAACTAAAGAGCAGGCTATAGCAGAAAGGAATAGAAGAAGGGGGTTAGAATCCCAAGAGCCTCATCGCGAGACATCAATCGGCGAAGATATCAAGCCTGAAAGCGCTCCGATGCCACAAACAAATAATGATTCTGTTGGTAATCCATTCGTAAAAGCGTTATTGGCTGGTCTAACCAGCCAAAGAGCAGTTTACGAAGCACCAGTACACGGAGCATTACAGCCTTTATTAGAAAGCGGTTATTTAGGACAAGGTGTATCCGATTGGTCTAAAGAAAAAGCAAGGGAACGAGAATCAAGTCTTAAATTAGCTGGAGAAGACTATCCTCTTATAACAAATGGAGGAGAACTTATAGGTAAAGTTAATAGAGATATATTAGCGGCTATAGCACTTAAAAAACCTGTAGGGGCATTAGCAGGAAACATACCCACCAAGGCACTCGCAGGTATTCCAAAATGGCTATTAAATAGTAATTTAGCAAAAAATATAGTTACTGGTGGATTAACAGGTGGTCTTGAGGGGGCAACAGATTATGTTAATGAAGGCGAATCTAGATTAGAAAATTCAGGGAAAAAAGCCGCAGGTGGAGCAATTGCTGGGGGAGTTTTTAGTGGACTTCAATATGGTGGAAAACAACTATTAAAACTTGGTAAGTGGACAGCAAATCTTCCTAAAGCTTTTCCTAAAGGTGGTGCTAAAGAATTGGCCGACAAAATAGCTAAAGTCGATAGGGATGCTGCTAAAGATGCTGCTACTGAAGTGTATGACCGAGTAATAAGTGCTGCCGACAAAGCCAAAGTTAAAGTAGATTTATCTAAAATAAAATCTAAAGGCTTGTTAAGTGCTATGAATTCTGCTGAAAAAGAAACGCTTAAAAAAGCGTTGCCTAAAGTTAAAGAATCAAAAATAATATTACCAAATGGCAATAAATTAAAATCTATAACTCCTGGCGATCAAAGTTTTGGGAATGCTCATAATGTAAAAAAAGATTTAGATGATGCTATTGGCCGATTAGAAGGATTGCGGCAAACCACCAAAGTATCAAACCAATTAAATAAGCTAAAAAAAGGAAGGATTAAAGTTCAAAGCGCCATGTCGAAAGCATTAAAAGAAGCTGGTTTACACTCAGAGCTTGGGATGTTTAAGGAAGTAAATAAAACTTATGCAGACAAGGTGCTTAAATATAATCATCCATTGATTAAAAATTACTTAGGTATAACTAAAGGAAAAAAATCAATAGGAATTCCTACATTAACGGCAGAGGATTTTCTCAATAAAGCTCATGGCGATAGTACCTTTAGGGCGCATTTTGGAAATAAATATCCAGAGATCGAGGTGAACCAGCTATTG